TATCTTTGGTTGTCAATCCATCAAGTAAGTCAACGTTCAAGTTTACACACTTGGCAGTAGATGATGTCTTGATTGGAGGTACGTTTGCAGCAACGGATTCAAACTGGAATGACTTAATCTGTCCAGCAGGACCTGCATCAATGGTCATGTTTGCATTGTTACCAGCACTGAGGTTAGTAATAATACCAACGTTTGCGGTGACTTTAGGAGCACATAGACCATCACCACCTGATACCATATTGATTCTCTCTATCGTTGCAGCGAAACCAACGATACAAGTGTAGATACCAGCGTTAGCGCAGATAGTTAATTGTTCTGCCTCATTGCCTGGGTTAGAGGGGTACTTACTACCAATATATCTTGTGGTTAAACCATCAGAATCAACATCATTAGAGAAGTAAGCATCAGGCCCGATTAAGTCATCAGTGAATGTGATGTCTGTACAGGTTAGATCAGCAATATTTGCAAGTTCAATATCAGCATTACCACCACCAGCAGAAGGAACTGTTAGGTTAGTGATAGTCGCATTTGTAACTGTCTCATTAGCAATAGTTGCGCTGTTAGTTACAGTTAAGTTAGTTACAATTCCAGTAAAGATGTTTGCTTGGTTTACATATTCAGTTCCCACATGAGATAGAGTTGTAATACCAATATCAGAGTAGTTCTTGGAGATAGCTGCATCAGTAACTATAAGGTCTGTAACTATACCAGCCTTAGCATATAGTTGTGTAACTGCTTCAATGACACCTATCGAGGCATTATCGGCATTAACAAATGTACCATTGAATGTACCACCTGTACTCTCAAGGTTTCCAACCTTAAGTGTACCAGCAAATGTACTTACACCAGCGAATGTGGACTTCCATGGCCCCTCAAAGTGTATAGCAGATGAAGGTTTGAAGGTAGTATATGTACCAACAACTTCCATGTTGTAAAGTCTGGAAGTACCAGCTTCATGTACCTGTGTGTAGTAACCATGATCCTCCCAAGGTATTCCCTCGTAAGAAATACCACCTGTAGTGTTGTATCCCCAGAAGTTTGCGTTCTTCTTAATTACTAGAGTATCGTATGACACACCAGCGAATGACTGGTTGGCAGCAAATGTAACCATACCAGACACAAATAGGTCTTTGATCTTAGCAACACCATTGACCTCAAGTGAATCCTTGAAGTTGAATACACCAACGCCAGACTGTCCAATACCAATCTGATCAAACTTATAGAATGCTCTATCTCTTTCCTGTGATACTGCACCAAATCTTCTCCATTCACCCTCCGCAAAGATATGTCCTACATAACCACCAGCATTTGGAACACCAGCGAATGAAAGATCACCTGATCTTGCAGCATTTATTGGAGTTGAGATACCAACAGTGATGAGTTTACCCTGTGGGGCGTCTCCTCTGATATTTAAGTTTACAGTCTCAATACCATCATCTGATGTGTTGGTTAGTTTCTCAGTCATGTTGACTGGGCCATAGAACTGTGATGTTCTATTGTTATTGTCTCCACCCTCAACTGTGAGTGACTCTCTAACTAATACCTCATCAAATACACCAGCAGCTCTCTTAATTGTTTCTGCCTCTGCATCATCACCGAGGTAAGTAAATACAGGTGCCTCAAGAACTTCTTCTTCACCAGTAATAGATGATAGTTTCTTATATCCTGTAAAGAAATCTCCAGAGTCGTTCATACCAGTATAAACAACTGTACCACCATCAAGTTCTTTCTTTTGTGCAGTCAGTGATTCAGTATCAGATAGAACTCTGTCCTGTTTCTGTGGTAATGATGTAGAGTAGTTTCCTGATCCATAACCAAGATATTCAAACGTATGTCCAGATGCACGAAGGATCGAAGGTCTGCGTAATTCCATAGCAAGAACCTTGATCTTCTTGATCGTAGTTCCTGTGATAGCTGAAGCTGAACGAGTACCAAATTGGCCACGAAGTATGTTGTTGATGTTATCGTTGGTGAATCTTACAATTTCACCATTGATCATACAGTAATCACCTCTCCTAAAGCCCTCTGTTGATGAGAGTGTAATAGTCGTATCAGTAGATGTTAATGGAGAATTAAGAGTTGCAGATATACCAGTATAGAAGTATGAACCTCTACCAGCCAAATTATTTTCACCAGCACTTAACGATTTACCATTAGCAGATATACCAGTACCAAACAGTCTGCTATCAGTCGTGAGGTATGAAGTGGCTATACCAGATGTTATAATACCAACATTACATGTAATACTTCTAAGTGGAATATCATCTTCCACACCATCAACTACAAGTTTTCTATCATCAAACAATGGGTTTTTAGTTCCTTGAATGACAAATGCGTTACCAGGCACAAGTGAATGGTTGCTGTCAACTCTAATAGTTGTCAAACCAGTAGCACCTGTAACATCAATATAAGTTACACCAGCACCAATGTTTGCTAGATGATATGTTGGAACTCTTCTATCATCTCTTTCTTTGAAGTATGGTTCAAGATTTCTTGCAGTTCCTATTTCAACTGAAACTGATTTAGATGTAGGAATATCTACGATCTTGAATGTACCATTTAATTTTGGATCTTCAAAACCAGTTAAGTTTAATCCATCGCCTAGGTTATTAAAGATACCTGTGACTGATACCACACCAGCAACACTGGGAGAACCAGCAGGGAAGGCAGATATTGTCATAGTGTTACCTATGCCATAACCACAACCGCCATCAATTAGATCGACACCTGTAATTGTACCAGCAGAGGATACTGTAACTTTAGCTGCAGCGTTTTGTCCTATCAACGCAGCATTTTCAAGATCCGCAGCATATATGACTGTAGAAATTCCTGATCCGTTATTATACCCAGCACCAGCATTGATCAAAGATATTGATTTGACTGAGTTAAAATTATGTTCAACATCAGTAAACAGAGTGACAGTGGTGTTACCAGTACCAGTGATAACTGCACCTGTAGCTGCAAAACCTACCTGTTGTCCCTGCATGAAATAACCAAGAGATTCTTTGGTGATTGATCTCTTCTTATCGCTTGTTATAACATCACCAATAACTGAAGCACTAGCATGAGTTACACTTGGTTCTGGATCTGAATCGTAGTTGTCTCTATCTTGTTGTGGATATAGATTTCTTACGTCCTGTGAGAATGATTTGGTTGACACACCAAAACCTAGATCCTTATCTAGTGGTATTGAAGCACAAGTAAGGATTACGTTATAAACACCATCTTGTCCAGATGTGCCAGGCACATGAGGTTTGTTCTCTTGAACTCTATAAACTGCAAAACTGTCCTGAGCTTTTGATCTCTGAACTGTTGGTAAGGCTTCTACCTGTTGTTGTGTAGTTCTCTGGTTTACTTGGTTGAGGAATAAGCCTGGATCTGTGGTTATACCAGTTACAGTAAACTTTTTAGTTGATGTAACATTTGATATTGGGTGTTCACCATTATAGCCTAACTTTTGATTACCTGTACTATTATTGACACTAACAATATTTTTTACTGTTACTGTGTCGCCATCCTGTAACCTATGAGGTTCTTCTGTGGTAAATGTAATAGTATTAGAACTATATGAAGCAGTCTTAATAATCTTGACGTTCTTAAGTTGAGTTGGGTTACTTAAATCTGCACTCAAGAATGATGCACTACCCACACCAACTGTCTTAGATTCCTGTAGAATGAAACCAGGCTTCGGAGCACGAGCATTGATGTGTTCTTTAGGTATGACATATCTTGCTCTGTAAACTCTATCAAGTAGTGATCTGTTGTCAACTCTACGTTTGATAAATGTAGTTCCTGTTTCCTCTCCGATAACACCCACACCAATAGTGTTGAGGGCAGGGAATATACCATTGAATGTTGTACTTGGGTGTCCTAAAACATACCAACCACCAACTGTGTTAGGCACACTATTGATAGTATAGGTAGTTTCATCATACTGCATTGGGTGGCCAGGATCGCCAGGAGTCTTGTCGGATACTGTAGATACAACAGTCAGTTTACCACCACCATTTGATATACCAGTAATCGGTCTACGAGTTGCAGCATCGTTAAATGTAGATGCCAACTGTATTCTATCCGCAGCAAGTGTGCCACCAGCAATAGCAAAGTAAACCTTATCATTGATGATTCCACTTGGAGTTTCACCAGTATTACTGAATACTCTTACTTTCTCTCCATTTACTAACTGATGATTAGTCTTGAATTGTATTACGTTAGAGATAATAGCATTGACACCAGAATTTCTGATAACCTCATACTCTTTTTTAGATGAAGTTCCAATACCACTGGAAACTTGCATGAGCAGGGGAGATTCGTAAGTTTCTTGTACAGCCTGTCCTGATAAAGTATTAACTAAACTTAGGAACAATCTATCATCTTTTCTTGCACCAATCTTAAATGAGTCAATCTCATGTGGTGGAATAATCTCCTCGTTATCATATCCAAAGAGATATAATCTATCAGTAACACCAACACCAATAGTTTTTCTAGTGTCAATAGTTAGCCATGATACAGTTGAATCCTCTCTTACAATCTCTCTTGGTGGTATGATATGTGTAATATAACCAGTATCATCTCTATCAAATGACTCTGGACGGAATCCTGAGGCCTCAAGTGCAGTCTGTCCAAAGTTGGAGTTAGAGTTGGTGATTGATGCGTCACCGCCTCGTTCTGCATGGAAGTGTCTAGCATATGCAATAGCGAAAACAGACACCAACTGGATAACAGAATTATTCCTAGTCCTCATGTGTGAGGTTTCATAATTCGGTTTGTATATCGCCCTTGAGTTAGAGTGTAGTGGTTTCTCTGACTCTGCTACTGTTGTTGTATCATTGAAGATTGCAGTAGTAGGATTATAGAGAATGAATGAATTATCGTCTTTCTGAATTGAAATACCAGTGTACTGGGCGCAAACCATAGATTTGAAACCAGTCGCTTTGTCTCCATCACAATCCAATCCATTCATACCAAACACTGAACGAAGTGATACGTTAAAGATGTATGGAGAAGCAGATCCAACTGTGTCTGATTCTACAATAACACTAGAGTTCTGTATTTCCTGTGCAGTTGGTAAAGCATTGCCAGGAACATTTGAAGTCTGGAATGTAAACTGGGTTGGACTTAATATCTCACCTACAAGGAATGAACCATTGTAAGATGTAATTGCAGTTGTAATACCAGCAATTAAGACAGGAGTATCTTTGAATAGTCCGTGTGGTTTGTTAGTATTGACTGTAATAGTTGCAGTCGGAGTATTACCATCACCAGCTTTAATAGACGTAACACCCACTGGGTCTGCTTGTAAGTCTCCAACGATTCTGAATTCATCTACACTTGGTTCAAAGTCATCAAATGTTGGGTAATCACCTACTGGGCGACCAGAAGCATCACCATATGCCTTTGCAATCTTGAAGTAGAACATATCAAGATCAGTCAATCCACTGTCAACACCATCAATTAAGACGTTGTTTACACCATCAGCATAGGTGAATGTGGCTAATTTGTGGTGAGAATATGAAGGAGTCTTTGTGTTACTATCGTAGTCATAGTATGCAGTCTTGGTGATATCCGCATCAAATATGGTGAAAGCAGTGAAATAACAAGTACCTGTAACTCTAAGAAGTCCAGCGTACTCCATATTTTCGTCCTGTGGATCAGGAACAAAAAGTGGTCTTAGTTTGGTTTTACGAAGATCTAAACCAATAATAGATGTACCACGAGGCATGATAGCACCACCTTCGGTACTATTATACTTGTATAGTTCGTTATTAGGGTCTAATACATCAAAGTTTGTCTCAGTTGTGAACTGATTTAGACTTGTAGTTTGATATCCAGTATTCTTTCTACACTTATACTCTGCATTACCACTATTACTTGTAACAGTAAATCCTGGCCTATTATCAATGTAATGTACGCCAGGGTATGCTAAGATAGTTGTTTTGTCTATCTTATCATTATTCTTACCAGTTTGATATGAGAACCTTGCAGCCTCTATCAATGCCCTTTGAATAGTTTTAAAGGGTCTTGTTTGAGAATTACCTCTATTTTCTATGCTGTCTGTAGCATCAAAGTCACTAGGGTTTACATAGAGTATATTTCCCTCAGCGTTCTTCAGAAAGTTTTCTAATCTTGATAGAGGCATTTTACCTTCTTACTATAAATTTCTTCTAACCTATTTAGACAGATACAAATAACTATCTATATGAATATAGCTTGTGTTATACGATCTATGTCTGTATATTTACCTGTATTCATAATAGGAGCTTGTAATATGTCAGCTGGAATGATCACTGCTCTATTATATTTCATACCGAAAGTGAACTCTCTACCCCATGTAAATGTAGAGTCATAAACATCTTTTATAATATCAAAATGTTTTTTAGTGGCGTACATAGCCTTCATGTCCTCAACGATGGCATTCTTTCCAGCAAAGTTCCATATATTTGTACCACCAAAACATTCTTCTTCTTTGTTCAAGTATATCTCTATCTTAAATTGAAAAGGCGATGGGTTATGTTCATACCATAATTGAAAAGGTATAAGTCGATCTGGTTGATCTATCATTGTCTTTTCATTCAGATACTCTACAAGAAACCACATATACTCCATATTGTCATGGAGAGTTGGTTTGTGGCATGGTCTGCCCCAATGTTCATCATCATGGCATATCTGTTTGAGTATGTGTTCTAGATTCTTTCTTACTTCCCCTGTCTCATATGCAGCTCTTTCTATACCAGTTGGATGATTAAGAAATGGTATATCTGTTCTTCTTGGCAACTTCAACGCAAGATCTCTTACTTCATCTGGGTTTGCGTAGAAATTATCTATTACTACAGCACTTCTATCTTCTGGGCCAATGTCTGTGATGGCAGTTATTTCTAATGATGGGTTGACTTCAAACATCTTTATTTCTTTCTTCAACTAAATGTTCAACTTCTGAGGCAACTTTATCCATTACCTCTCTTACATCAGTTCCTGATCCAGAGGTATGATAATAGTCTTGTCCCTTCGGAGCGTAATGTCTGGTGTGAAGTGTCCAATGCCACTGCTTTACACCTTTAGAATACCAAAATTGTAAACGCATAAAGTTTTAATTTATATATGAAAGGGGGCAGAGCCCCCTATGGTCACTTGGGTAACAAGGAGTAACCAATCCCCGATTGCCCCTTAGGCAGTGACGAGTTCGTCAGTGCGGGCAAATTCTCTCGTAAGAATACGAGAGAACGCTACGATGTTGTTCGCAGCAGTGTCAGATGATTTTGCATCTGTGGTTTGCTCTCCGAGCAGGTTTTCAGTCATGCTCCGTATACCCTGTCGAAATCCTTGGCACCCCCTAGCTTATGGAGGTGAGGGGAATCGAACCCCTGTCCAGAATGTCGGTCACACCACCTACATGGCTTTTTTAAAGTCGTCCATCAGGACTTAACAGGTTTGTCTTTAAGAACCTCTTTACCAGTTTGTTTGGCAATGTATGCTGCTAGTTCTGGAGTCTCCTCCCACTCCCACACCTGATTATGTTGGGGATTTTTTTTCTCAATCGTGTGTGTGCGTTTTACCATTTTCAATCTCCTGTGTTAGTAGTTCGATTTCGTGTTCGAGTCCAATAATTCTGAGTTCTGCGTCACTGGCAGATCTCTCAAGGGCTCTTACTTTGGTACTTAAGTTTGCAATTTCTACTCCAAAAGCATTAATATTTTGAAGTAACAACTCATTACCATAAGTGGTAGGATTACCCTGTTGAGCATAAGCAGTATCTTTTACTTTCTCACACTCTGCCAAGTATTCCTCTCTAGTCATTCGATTTTCTTTTGCCATTACTGATAGTCCATGTAAATGTTTCCTGAGATTGTAGTTCCTCCGACTCCATTGTTTACCATGTGCATGAGGAAAGATGGAAATATAATTATACTTCCTGGCCCTAGATTTGGTTTATAATCTAGTGGGAACTGTACTACTTGATTCCCTATTTGATTTTGAATATCCTTCATGGAAGGATTTAAGAATGAAGTCTTAGAATATGTATCAACATAAATTACAAAACTCCACTGGCAGTTGGGGTGTATGTGAACATCTTGATAGTCATGTTTACCATAAACATTCTTCCATATATGACCAAATCTGGGATTTGCACCCATACATTCGCCATAATATAGATTCCGTTCCACTACTTCAGACAAATATTTCCACGTTTCTTGTGGAACATCATCCACTTTTTGTGTTCCAAAAGTTGTGGGTGTGCCTGAATCCCATGTGTTTTCTAGTTCTGCATCAGGTAACACTATTTTTTCTAGATCAACCTTATCTTCAAAGATAGGAATACCAAATAGTTCTTTCTTCATAGTTAGTAAAGCCAGTCCTGATACTCGCCATCTGTGTCCAATTCAGCAAGTTTACTCTCTTCTAACTGTTGTCTTATGTCATCATGTAATCTCTCCACAGCTGGGTTGATCCCACGTTGGCCAGGCAACTCTCCCTCTCTATGTGCATCTACATCAATTATCACTGGTGGCAGTGGTTTAGGAGCATCTATTCTTTTATAAGTAAACTCCTCACCCTCATGCAACTCTAAAGTTTTAATTGCATATTTTTCGTGACTACAATCACAGTATTTTTGTCCTAGTCCATCATAAACAGACCAGTAGGGGTAGTGTGGCATAATGTTATTGTACTATAATAATGAGCAAATGTCAACGAAGTCCGTCTTCCCAATCAAAATCCTCTATTGCTTCTGCCTGTCCAAGTTGCCTTGCCGCCTTATTAGTATTGTATCCAAGGCACTGTAAAAGACCCCATGCTTGCGTTTCATCATCATTTCTTAGTTGTCGCAATGCATCTGCTCCATTTATATAGTGGTTTATTATGGGTACATTTTGAGCAATCTCTTCTGCCAGATTGTTTTCTGCGGTGACGATGGCCGTGTCATAGTCTCCACAATCGCCTGGGATTGCTCCAGATGGAGGAGTGCCTGTATATCCTATTGACGTTCCAACTGAAGCTCCTGATCCAACGATAACTCTTTGGCCTATAACCGCATGAGTAGAACTAACATCTCCATCTGCATTACGAGTGGTGATGGTTGGCCACTGAAAATTACCCACATAATACTCTACTCTACCAGCACCTACTAATGGTTCTGGTTCTTCTTGTACTTCTTTCCATTGAGCTATAATTTTTGGATCTCCACTGTTTGTGAGTTCTAATTTGTGACCTTTTCCTATATTCCTACCTTCAGCTATGCCTATCTCCACTGGGTCTATGGGATTCTTAGAAGAATCAAATATGATATCACTTGTATCTTGTCTAATAACTATAAATGAACTACCAAGTCCCGATACTACTGGTTCGGCAGATAACTCCGCAAAATAGTATGAAGATACCATTCCAACATAGAATGTAGTTCCAATATTAGCATCTATAGTTCCTGTAACTGGTTTGCTCAGAGTCATAAAATCCAAAACAACTTCCACACCTGTAGAGATACCAGAGTCATTTGCAATGGTCACAATACCAACGGCAGTTCCAAAACCTGTAATAGTAGTTCCAGTAGCAATGATACCAGCACCACTCTTGAACTGATCACCATATACCTCATCACCAATATTAAATGATGTTATTATTCCTATCTTTTGATCTGAATATATCTTGTTGTCAGATGTGGTACAAAATCCACTGACAGGATAATTATATGCAGCATAATCAGTTAATCCAGTTCCCACAACAGATGTTCCAGCACCAGCTAAAAATATTTCTGGATTATCTAAATCATCTGTGATAAAATCTCCTGTTTGAATACCAGATCTGACACCTGTGGTTAATCCAGCCTGACTCTCCGCATCAAAGTCAAGTAAAATTAATGCTGTACTACCTACATTAGCATCTGCCTTATCAATAGTCTCTACTACGTTTGCTCCATAATCTCTGTTCTTGGGAAACTTATAGAACTTTGCTCCATAGAATCCTAAGAATCTAAATGTGCTGGGATCTTTTTGGACTTCATATACTATTACATCCTGTTCTCCACCACCAAAGTAATTCATACGTCCAGAACCAACATTTATCCATGTCAAATCATTTCTACATCCATGACTAATTCGGGCATGGTAGGCATTACTTACTTGTTGTACTCTGGTATTCAAAGGTTGTATATAGCCTGGCAATTTATTATCTAATTTATTGATTACTTCATCATACTCATCAATAACTGCATCAATTATTGCTAATTGTTCAGTGAGAGCAGTAGACTCATCTTTAGTTGTTTCTCTTGCCTCTCTTAGTCTCTTGGCAATTACTTGTGGGTCAATCATTCAACACTCTCCGATATTCTCTTAACACCCAAATAGTCTTGGCCAGGATAGGCATCTGGAGTTTCACCTTCATATTCAACAATCATTGGATCTAAATCTTTTCTTGTACCATGAACTATGTAACTACAATGAATCGTGTGTGTATTGAAACCATGTGGGTTCACTAATATACTAACTTTATCTTTCATTTTAGCAACAGCATAACATAAACTTTGATGAGATCCAATAGGTGTTAACTGAACTGTAATACTATCCTCATCTACAAGATCTTTCCAGTAATCAGGTAATTCAATTTCATTTGTGCCTTGTAGAACTCCCCTTACATATACACCCAACTCTGGGCCTTCTAAACATCCATATCTAAGTCTATGTCCTTTACCTTTTGTAGGATGAACTATATCGAATGATTTGCCAGGTAATGCTCTACCTTGTGCTAATTGAGCAGATAACCAAGGAGAAATTATTCTGGCACATGATATAACACCTGTGACTAACAGTTTACCCTGTACAGTTACAAGTCCATTGAATGTTGATGGGGCGTTTCCTACGTTAAGTCCGTTTTTATTATTAACACCATTGGTAATACTTGCTGAGTTTCTTACTGTGAGTCCATTCTTTGTACACAATCCTGTAAAATTACTTACTGCAATAACATTTAAGACACCGAAGTAATTAGCTATTCCTGTCACCTCCAAACTTGCTGGTGTAGGAACATTCATTGGTGGGCCAATCATGACTCCAGCGGTAGGAACTGGTTTACATAAACCCATGAAAGTAGGGCCATTAAAAACACATGTGCCTGGAATAATTGGTACAGCAGGGCCTAAAAATGAGCAGTCTAATGCTCCAACGACTTCCTTGTCGCCAACCATAGATATCGAACAAGATGCAGGCATAGTTTTAATTTAGAGGGTTGTCACCGAATCCAAAGATCCTTCCGAGGAAAGATCCTTTCTTTGAATCAGCCTTCGTTCCAGACTCATTTGATGCTCCACCCATAGTTTTTACAAATTGTCCTCCCATTGTTAATTTTTGACTGACCAAAATATTAGTATTTGTTGCCTTACAATGCAAAGTTGAGGCCTCCAAATTCATAATACCAGTGGATCTGAGGGTTAATTCATCTTCCGCATCAAATCTTATGTTTCTACCTTTAAGTAATATATCTCCGTCCTGAGCTTCTATAACAATATTTCCAGTTGCAGCTGCAATAATTTTAGCTGGTTGATCTTGTTTCTGTTGTTGGCCAACACCTACTGTTTCATATGAACATCCATTTACTACTAATCTTTGTAATCCATTTTTATACCATCCTATACCTTGATACTCGTCTGTATATACAGTATAGTCAGTAATAAATTCTTTTAGTTCACCATCAACCAATTTGACACCAGAAGTTACTCTGAACCCTGGCTTGTTTTCAAAGAACTTTTTGGTGGTGGGTGTTTGTACGTCTTTATTAGCCACTAGTATCCTCCTCCATAGCCACCGCCACCGCTGGATCCTCCGCTCCCACTTGATCCAGTAGACCCAGTGTTATCAGTATTGTTAGTAGTATCAGTAGTGTTAGGTTGTTGAGGTATTTGCTGAGTTGAAGTTGTATCACTTGTGTTAGACTGACTCGTTGTAGTGGTGTCGGAAACATTTGTCTGTGGTAATGTAGATTGTTCTATGGCAGATAATTCTGCCTCAGTATAAGTCACTGGAGCTGCCTGTCCAAGACTTTCTTCTTTTGTATTATATATTGTGGCATGGTAAGTGTTTACATGAACCGCTCCTACCATTTTAGTGCCTGTTGTTGGGTGAACGTGGAAGTCACCATAATAGGGATTTCCATTTACCCAACCAATTTGTGTTTTAGGTAAACTGTATACACAATCCACAACATTAACTACAAGCATTCCAGAGGTAGGTCTTTCCCCAATATCTGCAACATAGTCTGGACTGAATGAAATAATTGGAATAAGTTTTGCTCCCAATCCTGTTTTTGTAACTATCTTTACTTCTGGGCTGACATTATGTTTATCCAAACAGTTTATATTTTGAACTCCAGCGATTGAACCAGCAGGGGTTAGTAAGAAATCAAATTTACATTGTCCCACCATACCATAATCGCCAGGTTCATATCCTAGTCCAGGCTTGACAGGTCTTAGGTTGGTAACAATACCAACTGCTTGACTACCTATTCCAGAAACACCTCTGGTAGTAAAGTTATAAGTATCAGTTTTCGCTATACCAGCAAAAGCATTATCATTCAAGTCTTTAAATGAACCTTCCGACATTGATATGAAGTATTCAGTATTAGGTCTTAGATCATTTTTTGGATCAACTTTTATGATTCTATCCGAAAGATATGTTATTGATTTATCATTAACATTTATTCTTTCATGAACAATATTATTAATTGATTCTGTAATAACGACTTCTCCCTCACCTTTTACAATCGGTTCATTAAAAGTGAGTGAAAGGGATGCGGCAGTTTCAACACCAACTGCATCATCAGATGGAGTGGTGAATGTAATGTATGGGGCTATGGTATCTAAATTAGTTCCATCATCACCGTATCCACCAGTAATACCGATGCCAGGCCCTTCTGTGACAGGGTACTTAGGTGGAACTACGTTAGTTGATGGGCAATATCCACCACCATTTGACATCATGTAAATATCAACAATCTTTCCATCTGCATCTATAATTGCCTCTGCTTGAGCACCGCCACCATGTCGAGTCTTATCAATAATTGTTATCTGTGGAGGAACACTATATCCAAATCCTGGCTCTAGTATCTCTAGTGTCAAAATACTTCCGTCTATTGAGGATACAATGGGGAATAAGAATGCTGTTTTTGTGCCGTCTCCACCAACCTCTACCTTTGGAGGTATACAATCTTTCCATGTAAACCCAGGCGGAACTCCTCTACCTAAATCATCTTGGTTCTGTGGATTTTGAGTTTTCTGATTACAATCAAAGAAATCAGCTACATCATTACCTAATATACTGAGTAGAGAGAATCTGTCACCATAGTTTATTGGATCGTCTTCCAAAGCTAACTCATTGAGAGTTGCAAATATGTTATTTGCTCTCCAGTTTTTCTTCCTATCACTGTCTTGATTTTTTACATAAGCTTTTAGTTGAGTTTTAAGATCATCGGTCACTTTAACTCCACCACCAGCAACAGATACCTGTCCTGTGTCAGTTTCTAATACACTATTGATTTGTCCATCAGAGAAAGTATCAAACACAGCTTTATTTGATGGGTCAATTTTGACTGGTTTATTCATCTTCTCTGTCGCATTTAAGATATTCAGCCAACTTCTAGGTGGTTTCTTAAATCCTCCCTCTCCTTGAAGATAATCTTCATATTCCTTACATTGTAGAGTATCACAAGCCAAGAAACCTAATAACATATCAACATAAGTACTCACCTTTGATAATAGGCCACCAATTCCACTTAACGCTCCCATCAACCAATCTAAACCACCCATTATTGGTTTTAGTAACCCATTAATAGAGTCATTAACTGATCCCATAATTGCAGCAACAGTCTGTTCGATAGCACATACAGTAGGATTTAAAGCTTTTCCCACCATGTCCTTGAAGAGATCCATGAGCATATCTTTGAGACTAAATCCAAGTTTATCAAAAATACAGAAAATTATATCCATTATTCTCTCAAATGCCTTACCAATAGGACTTTGCTGTGGCTCTGGAACAAGAAACGCTATGAAGTCTTGGAACCTCTTGCCCAAAAACTTCATAACCTTATCTCTAATTAATTTTATAATTTTCTTTATTGCACCATTTACTATCCTAACAACTTTTCCAAGCAATTGCTGGATGTCCACTAAGGTATTTCTTGCAGTGTCGATATACTCACCAGCAAACTCTGTCAGGCCATTTATTGTTGTAAGGAAACTACCTATAGCGTGAGTTACGTCACTGATAGCATCATTCTCACACGCATTACTAAAAGTATGGGGGCCAAGTCCTTTAGGAGCATGTTGATCTACATTACTTCCAGAACTAAAAACTCCCTCAAAGTCATTTGGATTGAGCTCAGTGGATTGGCCTACCTTATTATCAGCATTATTTTTTGGTGTTGATGATATGTTGTTATCACTAACTTTCCTCGTAGTTTCACCAGTGGCATCTCTAGCACCAAATATGCCTAGTTCTGAGTAATCATTGTTTTTAGGGCCATATGGTTCAGTAGGTTTTATAGACCTTGCCAATGCACCGAAGATAACTGGTTGTTGTCCGTCCTCTCCATCTAAGAAGAATCCGAACACAGTTTCTCCACCAAGCATCATGCTACTGGAACCTAAAGCACCCTGACCAGCTCCTTTAGAGGCATCAACCAGAACATGAGCCCAAGGCAAATCTTCATCTACTATTCCTGCCTCAGTGTCATCAAATGTATGATAACCAATTATTCTTACTTTACATCTATATGCCCAACCTTCTTCGTCGTCGGTGGCTTCGTCACGCCAAACCTCTTTAGGAGCAACTCTGCCTATCCACCAGACAAAGCCGTCCCTTCCAACAAAGTTGGTCTTTAGTAAAGAACTCTCTAACATTAGTCGTCATAAACCAAGCATTCTGGTTCGTCTGGATGCATATCACAGAAAAGTTCTAGTGCATTAGGGTCATGATGATCCCCTGCTTCGATCTCCTCTTTATGATGATCTGCATATGTTTCTAATTCCTCTAGTTCTACTTTAGCGTGTCTGCGTGCTGCAGGGCTTGCTAGAGGATCTTCTGCGATTTTCCTATCTTTTTCGATGTGTTTTTCTATACTTTCCATAGTTTCTCCTAATTGAGTCCGTAAGAATCTCTGACGAGATTTAAAGACGTTACATTTTTACCGTCACCTAATTCAAAGTGGTGTCTCATAGCTCTCACTAAGTAGATACCGCTTAACTCTTGATCAGCCTGTTTCTGGTCTTTACCACCGTCACCCTGTTCGGAAGGGCCTACGTCAGGTAAAACTACCTTCACGACTTGACCAACTCGTATTTCATTATTACATGGTATAGTTATATTTAGCGACTGTTGGAAGAGCAACGAATACCGAGAGAAGGATTTTGCCATGTCTTGAGGATCTCTGCCAGATGTCAATGCTTCACCATCATCATCTTTTTTAAGATCCTTATCAATCATACCATGATCGGTTATCCTAACCAAACGTCTTGATGGTTCGTCACCAAAAACGTCAGATGTAGGAATAGGAGTCTCTACTCCCATAGTACTCGTTCCGTCAGATCCATTGACCTGATCTTTCAACTTAAATGTATTGTTCTCTACCTTCCAGTTTAACGGATTTACGGTAGTTGTCAAGTTACTGTAAAGACCAACTCTTAAATTTTTCTGTATATTTACAGTTTTCTCAATGTAATGGTCTATGATCTTAAAATTATTTTCTGGTTCAGTATCTCTACCAATAGCCGTAGTGTATGTGAATTCGGGTACTCTAGGTTTATTTTTCGGATCATTGAGATACTGCACTTCATCATCTGCTGCCTTTATCAAACTGTCAATTGATTTGAATTTATATCCACCATAATCTTCAAAGAATACAAATCCAGATGTACCACTTGCTTTCCCTTCTTTTATTGGTTGTGCCTTAGGAGCTAATCCAACTATTGTAAAGAATGGTTTTCTATTATTTCCCATGAAGGTATACTGGGTTGCACTATTGTCTAATTCTATTCTTTCCTGATCTATCTTTAAAGTATCTAACAATATTTCTTCGATGTGAGAAGTGATTGAAGCTCTTTGATATTTCTTGATACATCTCGATACTTCATTTCTTAAGTTACCAACTGTACTAAGAACTAAAGTGAAAGTTTCTTGGCTCTCTGTTCTTTGTATATTTTCAATACCCATCACAAAGAATGGAGTATTGTTTTCATTAAAAGAAAAAGAATCTTGTTCAGACAATATTACCTCAAGGTCTACTCTTTCATATCCCCTAATAGGCATCTTAGCAATAAGGTTGTTAGTATCTGAAACATGAACGTAACATGTGACTGCTGGAGAGAGAATGTCCTCAAAATAATCAATGTGAGTTATTGATTTTGATACAGCTAAATCAGGAAACTTATCTTTATCATCTGGTTCGTCTTCCAAGTTACCTTTATCAATATTTGAATCCCCTCTACCTGTTATACCATCAGGGTTATCTTTTAAAAATGACTTTACATCAGTAGGATGAATTAAACATTGTTTTATGTTTACTTTGTTAAGAGTTGACATTATGAACCTCCTAAAGCTTGTACTGTAAGCATAGTCAATGAGTCATTTGGATTAGTACGGCCACCACCAAAACCGTCACCACCTCCACTTGCAGATGGTGGGGGTGTTGATAGTGGTAACATGCTATTTCTCTTAGCAGGAGCTTTCAAAATAACGATAGTATTTCCCATGTCAGTTTCAATATCAGTTGATGAGTAATCTTCAATATCTTCTATTTCATCTTTCATCATTAAATTTTTCATAGATGACATCAACAAAGATCCACCATCTTTAATTTTTTCTACAAGTGGTTTATTTTCAGACAATATTTTAATTAACTTATCAGCATATACTGGTTTGCCCGTTACCTCGTCTTTATCTGTTGCAAATCCTTCTTTTTCTAGGTTTCTTGCTACGTCTTCAGCAGATTCGGCATTTGTCTCTACACCAGTATATCCTTTATAATCTTTATACCATACTTTTACCAAATAGTCAACTGCCTCCTGAGCATTTTTAAAGTTGATGAAATTAGCCTTCTCTTGATATTTTTTGCCATCTTTTTCATATTCATCTACTACTGCCTCTGTAGAATCCATTCCCTCTACTGCTTTTAAGTTGAAGAAATTATTTGTTCCAATATTGTTCTCACCAGAGGTAGTTTCTAATTGATACTGAGCAACAACTGCCTCTGGGTACTTAGCTCCTGACTTCACAGCCATATCATATATAATTTTCTTTCTCTCTTCTATTGGAAGATTCTGATCATACTCCAAAGGTTTCTCCACTGCTTGCCCCATGATATTTTCTTGTGGCTGTACTTCAGTGAAAGTTTCAGTTTCATTATTAGTTGTACTATCAGTTAATGATACTGTTTTAACTCCACCCAAACTAAATGTTTGAGACATGTCCGCAGCAGCTGCTGGGGGCGTAAATGCATTAACCAGACCTCTACTCAAAACACCAACTATGCCACCCCTACTGACATCCACACCAAACAATTTTTTTGATGATTTTTTACCAACACCAGCCATAGGAGTTCCAGACTCCACTAATTTAGTGAATCTCTCTATCAACTCCGTCAATCTGTCTATTCCCATGGCCTTGGGTTTTTTCTTTTTCTTTTCTTTTTTCTCTTCCTCCTCCTCTCTCTTCTCTTTATCTTCTGTCTTTTCACCTTCCTCTAATTCTTTAGCATCCAAATTATCTTTCTTCGCCTCTACCTCAGACTTCTTATCATCTGTTTCCTTTTGATCTTGTTCTGGTTCTTTTATCTTGTCAACATCAACTTTCTTTTCTGTACTAACTTTATTATCTTCATCCACCTGTTTATCAATCACCTCTTTACCTTCATCTCTTTGTTTCTTCTCCTCGTCTAACTTTTCCTTCATTAATTCATCATCACCACCGTATACTTGCCTTAGTTCTGTTTCTGGATCTACTTCATTGGTTTTAGATCCTCTACCAAGAAGAAATGGCAACATGAAAAGGGTGCTGAATACGCCTGGTAGTTCGTTGTTTTTCTTTCCTTTACCAACTCTTTTAGAGACAAACTCTTCTGCTTTTTTAATTGTAGATTCTGATGGTATATCATTCTTTCTTGTGGTACGATCAAAAAGTCTCGTGAATCTTGAAATTTTTGACTCGGCACCATCAACCGCCTTCGTAGCCTTATTTTGAAGGTCTAATTCAGCTACAGTGAGTTTACCACCTGACGTTGTTATTTTAGCCATTAATTAGTATCCACAATGTTGAACACAGATTTTGTGTAAGGTATATGTATGTTTGTGATGTCTATAGGAACAAGTATAGGAACTTTGTTTCCAGTTTTAGACATAGTAGGAACACTAGGCCTCTCTTGACTAGTTTCTGTTCCTCCTTGTTCTCTAGACATATCAATCACACTAGGTGGAGCCCCAGATCCAAAGTCTGATCCACGTTTATTTGGTTGTTTGGATATATCTTTTGAAGACTCATATCTTAAATCGGATTCTTCAGTGGAGGCTTCTATCTTAGATGGATCTACCTCTAACTCTGAAAAACCTGAGCCAGGCACATTTGGTTTTTGCGCTGCTTCAGTTGGTTTTCCTAATCCTAAGAATTCTTTAACATTGTTAACTACGTTCTTAATCTGCATCATTGGATTGAAAGCAAATTCTTGGGATTTCTCGTTTATATTTCTAGATGAGGATTCTAAATTAGATCCAGACAAACCTAGGCCACCTCTAACACCCTTTTCGCCATCCTTTCCATCTGTTCCATCTTTAGCACCCTTTACATTAATTCTTAACGCTTTTAAACCCTGTTCCTCCATTAATGCAATTACTTTTTCATAATATTTGATATACCTCTGTGTTCCCGCCATTCTTTTATTGTCACCAGACTCTTCATACCCTTTGTATTGCTCCTTCTTTTTTTCTAAAAGTTTTTCATAATCTTCTTTTGTTCTGATGATTGTTTTATTATCTGATGATAAACTTTTTCTTTCTATGACTAACTTACCATCGTCAGTAACAGATATGGTGGCATCAGAAAGAGTTTCACCGCCCATCACATTTTCCTGTGAATCAATAGTGGATGTTCCTTCTAACTTCTGTTCCTCTTCCTTAATTATTTGTTTCTTTGCTGCTGCAGCTGCAATAGTATCAAGGTTCTTCTCAAGAAGAGCATTTATCTTTGCAAACTTATCTTCCTCTTTCTTTTTCTTTACTTTTTCTTTTCTGTCTTTAAATAAACCCTTTCCAGTAACAAAGTCAGATATTCCTTTTGCAGCAAGAACTACTCCACCAGTGATCGCACCAACTGTAGCGACTGCACCTAGAACTGGGCCAACAAATGGTGCCGCCAATGCAGCCACACCAATACCAGCTGCAATCTTTAATATATTACCTACTACTCTCAGAAAACCTCCGCCACCCTTGCCACTGGCCAATTTTTCAACAAACTCTGTTGCTAATCTATTTGCTCTTTCAAGAAATTCTAGTTGACCAGAATTGGCCATCCTATCCAAAGAATTTCCAAAATCAGTAAGTTTGCTTAATCCACCATCAAATATCTTACTTAAAAACTTTTTAGGATCAAATGATTCTACCTGTTGTTCTATCTTATCCGCAGCACCTGAGATGAATGATTTTACCTCATTCCTAGCCATTCTAGCAATAGATGGCTTTTTGATGGGCGTATCTGCATTTAATGGTAGTTCCAACTGTTTAGGAACATTTAATAAATTATTCTTTCCTTTTGCAGTTGTCTTATTGATATCTGCAAACTTCTTTGCTATAGTCCTTCCTTTTCTACCAATCTTTCTTCCTATAAAGGCATTAGTTCTTCTAACAAGACTATTACCTTTTGTAGCCTTCTTGCCTATGTTTAGTAATCCAGATTTTACTTTAGCCATTGTTTGCTTTTGCTTCTCTAGCTCTTTGTTTTAGTTGTTCTTCTTCAATGTGTAATTTAAGTAGTCCAACATAAATGTCTCTCTCCCAAGGAGGCATATTCTCAATTTCTGTTAGAGAGTATTTATGGTACTGCATGAGAGCGAAATTGATTCGGAAGTATGTCTCAAGATCAACATGAGACATACTTAGACGAAAAAATCCGTTAGCCCCTCTAGTACCACAGTATTTTCTTTCTTAGTGTTGGGATTTATTACTTTTAAAGTATGTTGTAACTTAGGCATAGTCTCAAAAAACTTTTCAATTTTTTGAAAATGTTCTGATGTCAATGATTCGACCCATTCTTTAAGTTCTTTTTTAGTACATTCAGATGCTGAAAACATCTCTTTATCATTATAAACCATATCAATGGATGAAGCCACAACATTAAATGATTTTTCAACCTGATCCTGTTCATCATCTGTGAAGTTAGTTTCTATAAACTGACTCAATGATGGATATTTCATTTTCACAGTGTACCCATCTGATAATTCTACATCAGGCGAGTGATCTTCGGATTTCATAACTTTTATATCATCAATGTTCACAGTTACAGGAACTTCTGTTTTGCCATCATCACCACATGTAACAACAAGTTCAATAGTCTCACCTACAGATTTGGCACGAATATTTAAAAATAAGTATTCAATGTCAAAACTCGGTAGAGTATCAATCTTGATGCCTTTGGTTATAACACATTCTTTAAGAACCTGTTTTACAGCATTAGTAATTTGTTTTTGATCTTGCGATTCAAGTGCTAGTATGAGAATTTTTTCTTCTCTCACCAAAAATGGTCTATACTTTACAGTTTTTCCATTTGATGGCAATGTCAACTCATACTCAGCCGTCGTAATTTTAGGTAAGGGCATAATAAGTAATTATTCGTTATTATTTAGAGGGTCAGCCGAGAGCTGATTTATTGGCTGGATCTATTTTCTTTTCTTCAGCCATTTGTTCAAGGTCATCAGTCTGTACAACATAGTATCTGTCATATGAAAAATCAACTTGGACTTGTAATACTTGACCGTTTCCATAATTCAATGGAATATCCTGTATTGCTATTGGAAATGCATTTATAAAGTTATAACTTATGACATCGGGTGTAGCTTCGGGCCCACCAAAATCGTATATGGTTGGTTCTTCACTCGGAGGAAATACTTTATTAAATCCCTCAAATACATCTTTACCACCAATACCAATATCTGTGTAAGAGGGCCCTAAATTTGAGGAGTATCTGTTTTTTGTTCTTTCATAAGGTTTTAGATGCATGTCTCTTTCAAATTTAGTAATTTGGATATCTCTCTTATATTGATTAGGATATCTAAATCTATGAAATCCATTTAATGCTCCTGATGTAGGATATCCGCCTGGAGCTCCTGTAGGGAAAGGTTGTCCATCATTGCCTGTGAAAAGAGGATTCATATAGTTAATCCATTCTTGGAATAATCTAAGAGATTTATAATCACTTGTTACATAAAATCCAATAGAGATATCAGTATATTGTCTTTGTGTCGCAAATCTTTCTCGTATTCCCTGTCTACTACCAACTTCTTGTACAACAGACATACTTGTTCCAGGCAGGGTAGCATCTGTTGCTAGTAATTCAAATCTTCTATGTTTATCTGTATCTCTAAAAACTCCACAACTTGTCAACCAATCATCTAAAGTTTTGGCCACAAGTTGATTCTTAGAGGCTGTTTGTATTTGAGATAACGTTAATCCACCACCATCTATCGGAAACTGTGTTCTTGGTGGAGGATTAGAAGGAGCTAAATCCATAGACACTTTAAAATAATTAGATAGAGAAGGAGCTCCTAGTGCCTGTTGAAAGTTCTGCAAATCAGCAGGGTTCTTTATATCTGCCGACCCTAAATCAACACTTGCACCAAGTGGCCCTACCTTATTGAAATAATTTTTTATGTGATTTATCCCTGCCATCTAAATAAACATATGACTTACCATACTATGTATAAGGGTTTTTATGGCTTATAAGGGGAAATTCAAACCAAGACATATTAAAAAGTATAAAGGTGATCCCACTCAGATCATTTATCGTTCTCTTTGGGAGAAAAAGTTTATGGAATACTGTGATCTGACAGAGAACATAAGTCAATGGCAGTCAGAGGAATTTTGGATACCATACAAAAATCCTTTAGATAGAAAAATACACAGATACTTTCCAGACTTTTTTATTAAGTATACAGATGCAAATGGAAAGAAAAGATCTGTGGTTATAGAAGTGAAACCCAAGAAACAATGCAAGGCTCCACCAAAGAATCCCAAAAAGAGAAATAAAGCGTGGGCCAACAGTGTTCAAACATGGGTTATAAATGAAGCAAAGTGGAAAGCAGCAGAACAATACTGTGCTGATAGAAAATATGAATTTAAAATCTTAACAGAAGACGATTTAGGTATCTCACATGATCGCAGAAGATATTAAAGAACAAGCTGGTGCTGGTAGAAGAACTAGTGCTTGGTATGCCAATGCTCTAGAAAATGCTTTAGCCAACTTACAAGAGGAAGATTCGGATACAATAGACACTGGTGGCATCACATTAGGATCTTTATTCTTCTTCTCATATAGCGTGGCATATCCAGAAAGATATCCATTTTGGGATGTTCAACCGTTAGCAGTGGCTCTAAGATTCGATGGTGATGGGTTTCTAGGATGTAATTTACATTACATTAATCCAGATTATCGTGATGCAGTTGCAGAAAGCTTACTAAATAGCGGTGGCGGGTCTGTCGTACCTAAAAATAGCATACACAAATACCTGTTTTCTGGAATGGGTACTCTATATAAAGTTCCTGATGATGAAGATTGGGGTAGTATAGCACTACTTCCCACAGAAAGATTTATTAGTAAATCAGGCAGAGCATATCCCAAAAACAGAGCATTCAACTGGAGGAAATAGTGGCAGAAGAACAAAACATAGTAGAAGGAGCCAATCTTGGGGACGGATTTAGTTATGATGAACTAAATCCTAAGATAGATGCTCTTAGAGATTTAACAATAGAAAGTGCTGACCTACCAGATACTAATTTTGAGAGTAATAGAGTTAGTTACAGAGTTTTTTACAGTGCAGATGGTCAATCAGTTAAGGTAATGCCTGTTGACAATAACGGTCAAGTTGCGGCTGGTGCTGAACCAATATATGAGAATGGAAAATGGTATACAGATAGGATGGAAGTTAAATTATCAAAACATCCTAGAAATGGTAAGATAACATATGGCCCTTTCCTAAACGAAGAAGAAAGAGAAAAAATCAACAATACCATAAAAGATGGAGTAACTGCATATTCTCAAGCTACTGGTACGCCACTTCCTAAATTTATCACTCAAGATGGTGAATCTACTAACATTGAGAGTTCAGCAATAGAAAATAGTGAAATAACATCAGGATTGGTGAATGAAAGTTCGAGTGTTGAACAATCAAATTTTTATCAGAATACTGAAAATAATAACAACTCGAAAACTAATAAAGGAGAGGTTCTAATATTTGGTAGTTACAATGATGTAAATAGGAACAGGAAACAAGAGGAGGGTTTTGGTAGAAAACATAGTTTATCTGACTATGATGATGCTGCTGATATAATGTTTAGAAAGATAGTTAGATATCCAATAGACATGGCAGACAATATGGATCACATGATGATTCAATGTTATTCTTATCAACCACCATATGCTCCAGCATTTAGAAGAGACTTTGCAACAACAAAGGTAAATTATACTACTAACGATAAGGGGAAAAAAGTTCCAACAACTAGTCCTGGCTTTGGTATACCAAGAACAACTCCTTTTAGAAAGAAATTAGGTGCTGGTATTAAACTTCCTATGCCTAATAATATGATGGATCAAAACCCAAGAAATTGGGATGAAGGATCAATGAACACTGGATCTATGGCGGCAGTTCAATCATCTAGTAAAAGAGCAGTTCAATCGTTCTTCTCATTTGATATGTTTAATTTTGGTGGATTTTTTAGAAGAAATGCCATAGCGATGGAGAGATTAAAGAGGGAAGCTGGTAGAGCTGATATGCTTGCAAGTCAGATTAGTCAGTTGGCTGATAACATGGGTTATGACATACCCCCAGAACAAATACTTTCTAGAAGTATAGGAGTTGTTGCAAACGCAAACACCGAGTTATTATTCAGTGGAGTATCTCTAAGAACATTTGAATTTCAATGGCAGATGAGTCCTAGAGATGAATTAGAAGCAGCAAATGTCAGAATGATTATCCGTGCGTTTAAACAATGGTCTGCTCCCAGAAAACTTAAAAAGATAGACACAGCTGGCACTGGTATTGGCCAGGCTGGTGGGCCCTCATTCTTTTTGGGAACTCCTAATATATTCCGATTGAGATATCTCACCAGAGATAAAGAAGATATTATGGGAGTCAACAAATTCAAGCCATGTGCATTGACAAACGTTGCAGTCAACTATACACCAGAAGGCCAATGGATGGCATATGATAAGGGTATGCCTATTTCTGTTGTAATGACTTTATCATTTAACGAACTAGAACCCATATACAACACAGATTACTCATCAGACATTAAAGAGGGTAGAGAGTATATACCAGGCAAAGAAGACAATAGAGGAGATATGTTCCCTATCAGTATTATAAAACAAAATGAACCTCAAAACGCACAGATAGGTTATTAAGATGGCCAGTTATTTTTCTTATTTCCCAAATATAGAATACGTCTCAAGAACTACAGACAGAAGTTCTGCTGAGGAATATATTACTGTAAAAAATATTTTTAGGAGAGCAAAGATTCGTAATGATTTTTACAATGTAGCAACTGCATTTGAAGATTATATGATCATCGCTAATGAAAGACCAGATCAGGTAGCAGAAGCTGTGTATGGAGATCCTCGTTATGATTGGGTTATTCTCACTGCTAATAATATTACAAACATGAGAGAACAATGGCCTCTCAATGCTCAAGATTTCCAAAATTATATTTTAGAGAAATATAAAACTGAAAGTGCATTGGAAGAGATCCATCATTACATAACTGAAATTAGTATTGATAGTAGAAAAAGAATTGTTGTGCCAGAAGGTCTAAGGGTAGATTCTAATTTTAATTCTCAATATCTAGATCAATCTACAAGAGTAGAAATTGATTACGGTGGCACATTAAATGATATAGCTACAGTTGATAATGTAGGAACTGTTAGAGATTCTAATGGTAATATAGTAACTCATGATAATATTCTTCCAGTAACCAACTATGAATATGAAGAAAACTTAAATGATGGTAAAAGAAGAATTAAAATATTGAAAGAAGATTACTTAAACGTAGTTATAAATGATATGAGAACAATAATGAAATATAAACCATCGAGTCAATATATTGATAGGGGTCTAAAACAAGCTTACAATCCTAGATTAAGTGGGTCATAAAAAAAGGGGTCGTAAGACCCCTTTCTTATTGTTTACTCTTCAGCGAGTTTTTGAAAATAACTCAGTGCGTCATCTTCCTCTTCCGTAGTCTCCTCCACAGCAGCAACTGGTTCTGGTGTAGGGGTAAGACCCTCACTTAAATCCTCAAGATCTTCAGTATCTATCTTAGGTGTAACAACTGCCTTTCTAGCAAGAACTGCATCTAAACGTCCTTTGAGTTCTTCATAACTCTTGAACTGATCAGGAGCGGTAAACTCACTTAGATCATAGATTTTGTCATAGATCTTTTCTAGTTCAGCATCATCATCTAAAAGTGCTTCTGTCTTTCCAAACTCTGAACTGTCGTAGTTCCAGAATCCAGCGACCTGTTTAATCTTCAACTTGAAGTTAGCACCTTTCCAGAAATCAAATGGATTGATTGGTTCTTCATCTTCAAACTCAGGTTGCATTGCAGCAGTGATCTTATCAAAGATCTTTTTACCAAACTTGTATAGTTTGACTTGTCCTTCGTTCTCAGGGTTTGCAGAATCTTTTACAATGTAAACGTTTGCATAGTAAGATAACTTACGCTTCTGTTTACGAGCAATATCTTTATCTGACTCACGACCACTGTTCCATAGAGTTCTGTTAAGTTCTCCTACAGGATCGTTTTTGCCAACAGTAGTTAAACTGTTTTCAATGTACCATCCACCTGGCCCTTGAAATGCATGACTCCATACTTGAGTCCATGGCAATTCAGCATTGGCATGTGCAGGGAGGAATCGTATCACAGCGAATCCGTTACCCGCTTTATCTACAGATGGTTTCCATAGACGTTCATCTGTATTACTTCCACCTTTTTCGTTGAGTTTCTCAACTTTTTTCATCAATCTCTCTGTTAGAGAGCCTGCTTTAGATTGTTTTTTTAATGCAGCAAATGACATTTAGTATTCTCCGTATTTTTGTATTGTTGGATTGTTTGTATTATAACATGTAATGATGTATTAGTCAATCTGGTATATCTTTTTCAAGTTTATCCAGAGTGATAGAAAGA